GATTTGAAATATAAAATACAAGATTACCCTAAAAGACAAGAAGGGCAAAAAAGATAATGAGAGTAGTAGAGTATTATATGGAGAGTTTATCCTTTGCCCTTAAGGATAGTATAAGGTTTTTGGTTGGAGATGTAATAAAGTCTTTGCTTTATTATGAAATAAATTTTAATATGAATATGGAGAGTAAATAATGGACGAAATAATCAAAAAGGCACTTTGGATTCCTGAAGAGCTACATAAAGATATAAAAATCTTTGCAATACAAAACAGCCTAACAATAGAACAGGCAAGTCAGATGTTAATTAAACTTGGCATAGTGTCTTATGAAGAGGATAGGAACAATGACTGAGTTTAGCGACATAGTAGAACTACATAGGCTAAAGCTTAATCAAGAGAGAGATGAATGGTATATCCATGTAAATAATGGAGCAGGGTATACAGAGGTTAAACAAGGCAATACTTTAACCATCACACATCATGCAACTGGTAAAAAAGAGGTTATAACTGATGCCAATTAACAGTAGAACTAAAGGTGCAGCATTTGAAAGGGTGATATGCAATAAGATAAACACTTATCTTGCATCTAAAGGTAGTAGAGAGACTGTTAAAAGGAACTTAGACCAGTATCAAACAAAAGGTATGGCTGATATCTACTGGGGAAACCTAGCCATTGAATGTAAAAGATATAAAGGTAATGGCAAAAGTGACATATTTAAAAACGACTGGTGGAATCAAGCAGTTGATAGTGCTAACGATAACCTAATACCAGTATTAATTTATAAGTATGACAGAAGAAAGATTATGTGTGTCATACCCTTATGCCTTATGGAAAGTGGTTACAAGAAGAATTGGCAACAATACTACATGTGTCCACTAGCAGAAGTTTGTGAGAGGTTAGATGAGGTCATTAAAAAGGCAAATGGACTTATATAGTTATTTGCTTGAAGAAGATTTTGAACAATATTGCAGATTGGCATTTGAGAGGATACAAACTGCATGTGATTTCCTTGGCATTATAAATGACGAGGATTATGAGGGTTTTAAGGAAAGGTGTTACACCCAACTTGAAACTGATTATATAAATAGTATTGATATAACAATACATTAACCATATAGGAGTATTTATGGATATATTAGGTGGAATGCAAAATTCCGAAGAAAAACCGCAAATTTATTTTGGCTTTAAAACATTAGGTCAACAATTCTTTGCAAATGGAGACACACCAGTTGAGTTTAAATACTTACAACTTGATATTGATACGTTCAAATCAGGTTGGGGTAGATATACGAAGGCTGATGGCTTTGAATATAAATGGGATGCAAAGTTTGGTGTTGTTGATGCTAAACCTGCTGATGATTGGAAAAGAGCTTTTTCTTGTTGGGTAATGCCAAATGGTGGCCACGCTATGTTATGGCAAAGGTTTACTTTTGCTGAATCTAGTGCTTTTAACAAGATACTAGGCACTTTTTGGCATGAAAAGGATGCCAACGTAGGTAAGTTACCAGTAGTTGAATACAAAGGTAGTAAGCCAATACAAGTAGGCATGGGAACTTCATCAGAGTTATCTTTTGAATTTTCTAAGTGGGGTGATAGAGGTTTTAATGTACCTGAGTGGTATGTAGACCCTGATGCACCAGTTAGTGATGATGATGGTTTTGTTTCTCCAAACGAGGGACTAGCTGACTTAGTTAATAAAGCTGAGGAAGATAACAGTGATGTGCCATTCTGATGCAGTCAATTGATTGGCAGAAAATAGCACCTGAAGTTGCAAAGCAATTGCTTGGTGAACCTAGTAGTAGCTCTTCTAAAGAGCTACGCTGGGGTAATAAGCAAAGCAAAGTCCTTACATTAGAATCAGGGACTTGGTACGACTTTGAAGAAGATGTAGGTGGTGGCATCATCGATTTAATTAAACATTTGAATCAAGATATTAATACAGTTTTAAAACAATTTGGTTACGACCAAGCATTGCCCTCTGACTCCTTACTCAGCGTTAGTGGACTCCCCCAAAATAACACTAACAAGGGCAATGCAAGGTCTTTTTCAAAAGTCCAAATGAGGGAACTTCATTCCCAAGCAATAGTTAAGGTGCAATATGCTACTAACTTTTGGGTTATGAGGTTTCCTGATGGTCATCCTATCAAACAAAAGTATGCACCCTTCAGCATGAATCCTGATGGCTCTTGGTCTATGCGAAGACCTGAGGGCTTGTTACCTATTTATTCTACTAATAAGTTTCCTGATAAACCTATCATTGTTAATGAAGGTGAGAAAGCATTGCGTGGATGTGAAGCTATAAGAAAGGATGGAGATGCTTGTACATGGCATGGTGGCGTTAATAGTTGGCAAAAAGCTGACTGGTCAACTATCTATGGAAGGGATGTTTGGATATTCCCTGATAATGACGAAGCTGGCAAGAAGGTTGCTAATGAGATTTCTAGCCACCTAAAACAAAATGGTTGTAGTGTTTTAATCGCTGAACCACCTAAAGAATTTAAAGAAAAAGATGATTTATGGGATGCGTATGAATCAGGTTATTTTGCAGACAGTAAATCATTGGAAGATTACATAATAAGCAATACAGCTAAAAGACCAAAAGGAAGTTTATATTTCCAAACAGTAAATGAGATCATGGCCAATATTACTGAGCCTGATTGGTTGGTAGATAGGTGTATAGAACGTGGAACAGTTACTTCTATATTTGGAGCACCCAAGACAGGTAAATCATTTGTAGCTATTGCCATGGGTTGTGCGGTTGCCACAGGCAAAGATTTCTATGGATATGATACTAAACCATCAACTGTACTTTATCTTGCAGGTGAGGGTACTAATGCAGTTGGTAGACGTATAAAAGCATATGAACAGTTCTATGGCATGAACTTAGATAAGAAACCTTTACTTGTATCAAATAGGGGTTCAAGAATAGGTGATGATGAAGAGTTTGCTATCTTGCAACAGGTTTGTAGAGATATAGAAGCTGAGAACAATGGTATAGGAATGATTATTATCGACACCTTAGCTAGAAACTATGGATTAGATGAGAACAGCACTAAAGACATGAATACCTTTATACAGCGTGTAGACATGCTTAAAGAAGAGTTTAATGCTTCTATAGTGATAGTGCATCACACTGGCCATGGCTCTTCAGCAAGAGCAAGAGGAAGCTCTGTATTACCAGCAGCACTTGACTATGAATTTAGGGTTAAAAGAAGTGGTGATGATGAAGCTATGCTTGTATCTGTAGATCAGACACTTGTTAAAGATGGTAGACCAATACAACCTATGAACTTTAAGTTTCATGAAGTAGAAGTCTTTGGATTTAGTAATGTTACTTCAGGTGTATTGAAACTTACACTTGAGTCACCTAGGGAAACCATTATAAAAGGTGCAAGAAAAGAAACGATAGAAGCCATAGAAGCGTATCAAAAGGAAAAAGAACCTAATGACCCTATTAGCGTTTGGGTTAAGTATTCAATATTATTAGCAAGAATGGATATTAAAGACAGTGCATTAAAAAGTAGGTTAAACGATTTGAAAGCACATGATTTAGTTCATTACAAAGAAGGTTATGGATATCAGTCAAAATCCTTCGATAATGAGGTGTTTTAACATGGTTGGTTTTTTGGTTGGTTTTGGTTGGTTTTGGTTTGGTATTTTTGCCCAAATTAACAAAAAGTTGGTTGGTTTGGTTTGCTTTTCTAAAGCAACCAACCCAAACCACTATGAATTTCACGATTGGAGACCCAACCAATGAAAACATATTTAGACGAATCTTTAGAGACTAAGTTGTGTGAGCTTAGAACTTACGAAGCTGAAAGTTTTGAGAAGTGGGGAAGTAGGAAGAGAATATTTAAGATGTTGGGTGTTGATTTTGAAATTAAGTTTTGCAGAGCAGAAACAATGCTAAGGGACACACTTTACAAAGGTAAGGTTAAAGAAAAGTTAAAGATGGTTGATATGATGCTTAGAGCTTTTGTGGCTCTTAACAAGAAATGTGAAGAGAGTGGTTACATAATGATTCAACCTAATACTAGGTGTTTTAACTTTGACAAGAAGACTGCTTTGATTTGCGACACTGATGATGAGAAGCCTATCTTGGAAAAGATACATAAAAACGAGCCTGAGATGATGATATTCAGTATAGAAGAATTATTAAGATGTATACCTGAAGACTTTATGAAGGCCAAAGAACTTTTATCTAAGATAGATAGATCAGTTAATTTTAAGAGGATAAGGCATGAAGCTTTTAAGCAAGAAAAAACAAACAAACATCAAGAGTTTGACGACAAGTCTTATAAATATCAGGTTGAGGACAACTTACATAACTATATAAAAATTACTTTAAGTGATGATGATTTAGATAGGGTTGTTAAATTTGCTGACAGGTGTATTGTGCAAAAGTCAAAAGAAAAACACCACAAAGATGACCCAAGAGGTACAAGAAAAAGATTTATCACTGGTTATCAAGGCGAAGTTGCTATTGAAAAGTTTTTAGAAAAGAAGTTTATAGATTGGACTGTTGGCAAATCAGATTATTATGTCGGCTCTGATTTATCTGTACTTGGTTTGAATATTGGTGTGAAGACAGCACAGTATGGAAATTTTATTTTAGTTCCAAACAGAAATAAAAACTCAGAAATAGTTGTTGTAAAACATCTTAATGGTAAAGATTTTTATATATGCGGAATAGCTAAGAAAGAAATGTTAAATAAATATCAGTCTAAATCATTAGTTCACGATATTAATGCAAGAAAAAGAAAATCAGCCTTTTATGGTTATAGATATTTAAAACCTATAACAGAATTAAAAAAATGGATTGAAGATCATGACTAAGTGGCATGGCGGTAAAGGTTCAGGTAGAAGGGTTGAAGATAAAAAGAAGATAGATGCAAATTGGGATGCTATCTTTGGCAAGAAGAAGAAGAGCAGTTGGTTGGATAGATTCTTAGAATGGTCTTTTCAACGACAGGCAAATAAATTATTTAAAAGGAGAAAAAAATGAGCTGTTGGCATTGTAGTACAAAATTAATTTGGGGTGGAGATCACGATATAGAAGAGGAGAATGAAAGTTATTCTATAGTTACAAATCTTTCATGTCCGAATTGCGATTCTTATGTAGAAGTATATTTGCCAAAAGAAGGCAAATTTATAAAAGGTAAATAAACAAATTATTAGATAGATTTTTAGAATGGTCATTTCAACGACAAGCAAATTCATTATTAAAAAAGGAGAAAAAAATGAGTATAGATAAAGTAACACCACAAGAATGGGATAGATTAGAGAAGATAGAAGAAGTTAAATATGATTCAGTTCATAGGCCAAAGCATTATAATAATGGGTCTATAGAATGCATTAGTTACATCAAACAACAGTTAGGTGCAGAGTTTCCTAGCTACTTGGAAGGCTCAGCTATCAAGTATATTCACAGACATCGCATGAAGCACAATAATAATATAGAAGACTTGGAAAAAGCTAAATGGTATATTAATAAGTTAATAGAACATTATCAAAACTTATAAATGAAGGTAGACAAGAAGAAACTAAAGGAAATGATTAAGCAAGGGAAGTCATCACATGATGCAGCTATGTCCTTTGGTTGTAGTCCATCTACCGCTAGAAGAAAAGCTAAAGAGATTGGTTTGAAGTTTAAAGCCAAGTCTTACTGGAGAAAAGGATGAGAGTTAATATCAAATCAAACATCAAAGAAGTGACCAAGGGTTTAAGCTCTATGCAAAAGAAGCAAGTACCCTTTGCAACATCAGTGGCTATCAACAACACACTGTTTGGACTTAGAAAAGAAATGTCTAAACAAACAGAGAAGAAGTTAGATAATCCAACACCATTTACCAAGCGTGGATTCTTGGTAAGCAAATCTAAGAAGACTAACCTTACTGGAACTTTATTTATTAAAGATGATGTGGCTAAGTATCTTAAGTTTCAGATAGATGGTGGGGTCAGGACAAGCAACAAACTAATACCTGTGCCTATAATTAAAAATGCAAAACTTAATAAGTATGGAAATATTATTGGTAAGCGTACTGGTTTAATTAAAAAGAAAACACAATTCTTTGGAGAGATTAGAGGAACTACTGGTGTATGGGAAAGAACTAACAAGGGTAATAAAACCAAACTAATCATTGGACTACACAACGATGTAACTTATAGACCTAAATTTCCCTTCTACGTTATCTCTGATAAGTACGCAACTAATATGTTTGATAAGAACTTTAAGAAGGCTATGGATAAGGCTTTGAGGACTGCTAAGTGAGAAACGTAGGTTCTTCTACAGCATACATCGTGTCTTCCCCTCCTTTCCT